ATGCCTGAGTATGAATGGCATTCACAAAATTAGGGTTATCTGCGTGCGCTACCCAATACTGCACACCCCTGTAAAGCGGTTCTTGATCATTCAGCGCAACGTGCATGTAGCCATCCCGCGCCGTGACCTGTATTCCCATCGGAGCCGACGGAGGTTCCGGCTTTCCTGTAGAGTTGCCGTTAGTCTGCAATTCCACATTATTGTGCGCGACGGCGATGCTTTGGAGAGCCTCGTACACACGCCCGGCCAATTCCGGGGTCCATTCCTGCGCAGAACGAATAAAAGCGAGGTTTTTGATGTTCAATGTCATTGAGCGGCCCCGCGCGTCTTCAATCTAGTCGCAATCAACGCGACCGTCACCATCTGCAAATTATAGGCGTTGTCCGTCTGGCCCTCCAGCGGAACAGACGAGAACTTAAGAAAGAACCGGCTGCCGCGCGCGATAATCATGCCGCCGTATCCCCATTGCAAATCAATATTCGGCTGGCTTACCGTGCGCTCGCAGGAAAGAGGCCAAAGATTTGCCGGATTGTTTGGCGCAACTTGCACGAGCATGGTCCCTGCTGGCCAAGTGACCGTCGCCAGGACTCCAAAGAACCCTTTCTGGTGGCTTCCTACCTGCAGTTGCTGTTCAGCTCCGCGATTCACGAATCCGTAAGTGAAATAGTAGCTCGAAACCTGACCATAATCGTCATCCGTGTATTTGTTTGGATTGAGCGTATAGACGTTGCCGAAACCGCCTACTCCGAGGGTCAATCCGTTTCCTCCGCCAAGGTCGAGCGAAAGCGTTCCTGCCTCGCGGTAGATCAGCCCGGCGCTCTTCATGCTCATGTTCCAAAGAGACCATTTTCGCGAATTGTCCGTCGCAATCAATTTTCCGGTGAAGCTCACCCGGAACGGCGGAGATCCCGCGATGGACTGCGCAGAATCAAGCTGCCGATACGACATGAATAGAAGCTTATTGGGCGCGGTTGCAGAACCAAGCGGAACGCCAAAATAGAGCGCCCTTTCAACTGGGTCATTTACCGCCCAGACGGTCAATGCCGCCGCCGGATTGATTTGCTCCCAGTCAGGCTGGATTTCCTGCGAAATCTTGTCAGGATAGGCGCCGCCGAAGATTCGGGCTCCCGAGAGAGAGGCCCAGGCCATCCATTCCTCGCCTCCCGATGCCGCCATATCGTCCGCCTGCGATTTTGTGAGGGAGAATGCCGATAATGCTCCGCAGTTCGCCCCTACCTCATTCACGGTCCACCCTGACGGCTCTGTGGTTCCATTGTCGGTCGTTTCGTGCAGCCTTCCGGACGGTTCCTGCGTCAGCATATAGAACGTCTCGCGCAAAATGCCGAAATCCATCACTTTGCGCGTGTCCGTGACCGGGCCGAACTTGCCCGTTACTCCATCGATACCCTCTTGATTATTTCCGTAGGAGCCGAAAAGAACGCCGTCTAGGTAGGGAGTCTGAATAGGGATGATTTCCAGTTCGTCCAGAACAACGGTGACAGGCGCGTGCAACAGACCTACGCCGCCAGAAAGAATCAATTGAAGATCGGGAGGAATAGATACGGGCGTGGAACCATTAAAGGTCGCCTCCGCATAACCTGTAAACGCGGCATTTCCGATATTGTAGGCCGCATAAGAATCAAACGTAGTGCTTGCCGAGTAAAGATCGAACTGCACAAATCCGCCTACTGTGCTGTTCGCAGGAACGCTTATCCAGAAGCGAACCTTGTAGGTCATGTTCGGCGCAAGGATTGGATTGCCATATGCATCAGCATAGGCCGATTGCCAGAGAATCTGTGCAGTGGTCCCATGCGTAATAGGATTGCATACGAGTTCAAGCTGGCCTCCGGTCGGACGAGAGGCAAGCGAGACAATCGTCCATGTCGGTGTGCCATCCAGATTTTGCCATCCCTGCACTGCGATAAGATCCGTTCCCGCGGCATCGGCATCAAACCCCATATTGAGCAAATTCTGAATTTTGTTGCGCTGCCCATAAGTAATAAGCCGGGTCGCATATTGCCCAAATCCGAGCGCGCCATCGAGAACAATTTGAGAGAGAAGGTCATTGCCCGGAATCGAGGTCGCTATGCCGCCAAAAAGCGAGTTATCGGAAAAATCAAGTAGAATTGTAGTTGTCACATTGTCGTTTATCTGCGTCGCGGTCGAAACTATTTGCCCGTTGACTTGCGCCGGGACAGGAAGGTAGAAGAAATAAGCTCCATCCGCTCCAGTGAACTCAAGAATGCGCGCAACGATATTCGACGGGCCAATCGGGATGCTCGCCACTTGCAGATATTCTCCGCCGTTGGCGATGAATTTGACATAGGGGCTTGGCTTTAAGATTGCCCCTTGTCTTGTCAGATAATTCACGCGCATCAGGTGGAACCCTGGCGCCGCCTGTCCGAAAGGCGTTACCGTTCCCACTGCCGAAGTAGAGCCATTCGGCCCATATTGCTGATATTGAAACTGCGTCGGAGAAATGACATTCGTTACATAGAAAGTTCCCTCCCAAATGAATCCCACGGTTCCTGTCGTCCATGTCCCATCGCAATAAGTGATCGGGACAAGAAACGTGGTGGGGCTGGGGGCCGATTCCACCTGAAAATAGCTTGGAGTGGGCGTATCTGGAATAGGCCATGAGATTGTGATGTTGCCCGTGCTTGCCGTCGCGTTGATTACGTCCGGATCGGTCGCAGTGATTGGCGTTTGCGTATAGGTGATCTGGTCGGGGTTAGGAATGGTTTCTACTGTGAAGGTTCCATTAAAGCTAAAAGTGGTGCTTCCTGTCGCCGTGGTGACAGAGGCCACCGATATGACGCTCCCGATCGTGAGCCTATGAGACGTGCTTGTAGTGATTGTCGTTCTGCCTGATGACCATTGCGCAGCAGAGATGTTTGCGACCGCTCCCGGTTCCACCCCGACAATCGAAACATACTCCTCCGGAGCCAGTCCATGCGGTTGCGTTGTCGTTACCAGGGCTAGGCCAGGATTGGATTCATTATCGATGACAATGGAAGAGATAATGCCCACTGTACCTGAGCCGGAGAGTGTGTAATAAACCGTCACCGTGAATGGCTGAACGAGGAACAGACGCACGTCCGGGCAATCAACGGCTACCGCGAATCCGAAGGATGGGTCATTGACTATGATTGGAGTAAGAGACGCACCCCATAAATCCGCCGCGCCTCCATAGGATTGGTTCACGCCGGGGTAAATTGAACTTGTAAATGCCGTTCCGGGAGTTTTTTCTGTTCCGAGTTGAGCGCCCGTCTGCCAGAGCGAAATCCCGGCAATCGTTCCTGAAGTCGGGAGAGACTGTGCAAAGATATTGAAGTTAACGGCCACGCCGAGGATTGTCGCAGTCGATGGGATACTGAAGTTCAAGCCGCCGACTACAAAATCGGAAAGCGGAAATGATCCGTTTCCTTGTGTTCTCCATGTTTTCCCATCGTAATCGCTTAAATTTCCTGCCCCGCTCGATTGCCCGGATGGATATGGCGATGTGATGGTCTGATTGACTGTTGTCGAGTTTGAGTCTGGCACATTGGAAATCTGCGCCTGATAGCCGATTTGCAGAGGCGGGTAGGGAGCCGATGCCAGGTTCGCCGTGACGATATTCCCGCTGCGGGTCAGGGTATTCCCAGAACTTGCCATCTGTGCAGGAGTAGCCGGTATGGACGTAACCGCGGGCACCCACGCTGGACCATCCTGCGTCACTCTATCCAGATAGGTTCCATCCCATTGGAGAGGAACATCGGTGCCGTGCAATCCGTCCGAGAGCGCAATGTATTCGCGCCCAAACATCGTTGCGGATTTGGCATAGCTTCCTGGCGGCCCGGTGTAAAGCAGGTTTCCGACCTTCGGGGCGTTGATTGGATCTTCCCAGAAAAGCTCTCCATTCGAAAACAGGTAAAGATTCCTGATTGCCCCGGTGGGCATCACAAAAGATTTCTGATAGGTGACGGTCGTATCCACCGGCCCGTTCGTGAGAACGCGCTCCAAACAGGGGCGCGTCAGAACCGCGCCAGGAATATAGGTATTGTCCTGCTCGTCAGGCGACACGCCTTCCGGAAGGTCAGTGGGGGCCATCTCGGTGACACGTCCACCCAAAACCTCCAGAGGAATCTCAATTGCGCCTTTGGTCGCAAATCCGGGCATCTAGCCCCCTAGTATGCCGGAAACCAAGCACAAATCCCGATTTTAGCGGCGAGGAGCGGGGCCGAATACGCAGAACCTTGAGTGTACTCAGTCAGGTTCGATCCAATTGAGAGAACGCCGTTTTTCTGTGTCGTTCCGGGGCAATAATCAAATTGATAGAAAGTAGGCGCGGTTCCTGCTGCTGGCACTTCATAGATCTCAACCTGCGTAGGAAGCTGCGAGGACTTCGCCAAATCCTGCAACTGGGTCAGGTCGAGCGTATCGCCATGCGTGGCCGCGCCGCCGTAATTTCCGGTCAGAGCGATGGTCCCGTATACCAGGATTTCTCGGCCAGTGTTATCAGGATTCTGCGGCGCTGTTGTCGGTGTAATTGTTGCGGCCATGTTTCCCCCTAAACTATCGTATCACCAGTAGGTTGAGAAGCTGTGTCAGTGCCCGTATCCGCTGCGTGGCTGCCGGCGGACATGGGAACGGTTTTTGAGCCGGACATCGCGGTTAAAGATAAGCTTCGCCTCAGCCTCGGCTCTCGTTTTGAACGTCTGTGAATCCACGTCATCGCGTCCATCGCTTGCTTCCACACAGATATAATCGGCCAGCGCATCAAGACAGCCCACAATCGGCACCGGCTGTTGATACCACGGTGTACTTCCCTGAGTCTGAAAAGAGGGGAAAAACTGCGCGAATCGAACCCGCAGATCGACAGGGATCATCGTTCCCGGCATATAAATCCGGTCATTGCGCCACTCGAAAATTCCGTTTCTTGGATATTTGAAGGTTGCCGGAAGCCCGTCCATAATGTTGCGCAGCGGCTCTCCCCATCCGGCGTTATAGCCGCTCACACGGTCCCAAATTTTGAGCGGGAAAGAGCATTTCTGCGGGAGCGCAAATCCGGACCAGATTTGAGTTCCGTCGAAGAATCCCGTCCAATCGATCCAGCATTGCGAAGCCGGGTCAGAACTGGCGCAGATAGGTAGCCCGGTAATGATTTCCTCATCGATGAGCCGCGCAAAGCCAAGATTGGCTAGGAATTGCTGCATTCGCAGCCATGCGGAATTCACCATCGTCTGCGTGAAAGGCTGCGAATCCTTCAAAATATCGCCGGAAAGTTGCTGGATTGCATCATTCAACCGCACGCGCGCCGTATTCAACGCATCATCGACAAGGGAATACGGCGCGGTACTGAGCGGCGGCAGCGGCATTTATCCCACCGCCAGAGACTTCTTAATGGCTTCCTGCTGCGCTGTGGCGCGTCTGTAGGCATCGGCGTTCACGATATGACCATTCTGACAGGTTGCGATGCCCTCATCGACCAGCAAACCGCACATCTCGCACTTGACGCGACCCTGTGGCTTAGTGCCACGCAACCAGTCACGGTCTGTCAGATTCAGCCATTGAGCGCAAATGTGGTGAATTTCCGGCCGGATGACCTGCTCGGCTTTAATCGGGCCGGCTGCCCATGCGCGGTCAGCCTCCAAAACGGCCTCAGTCATATATTTTGCGAGTTCAGCTCGCGCCCCGCTCAGTTCCGCTTCCGTCGGGAATTTGCCAGCGGCGCGGAACACTCCTAGACGCACATTGGAATCGTTCTTGCTGTGTCCAATGCCGATTTTGAGCAGAACCTCATCGGCGAAGTATTCGCCCGTGTCCTGCATATTCCACACGCAATCTTCTTGCGTGTTCGGCATCGGTTCCATCATCAGGCCGGGGAGCGGTTTAGCAGCGGCATACTCGGTTCGTGGGTCTGTGACGCGGCGTTCGCCTTCTTCCCAATGGTCGGGAACATAGACTCCCGGCGCAGCGGGAGTGGGCTTCAGCCGTTCCCATTCCATCGGAGCGCCCACTTCGCAGGCGGGAATGAAGTGATACCCAAACGAACCGCCATTCTCGCGGAATCCCCAGGGACCCACGTTGAAGACATGTACCGTCTTACGGGCAATGTCCTGAATGGACTCATTCACGGGAGGCACACGGCGTTCTCTACCAGTATGTTTCGCCGCGTAATCCAATGCTGCTTTTCCGTCAGGCCAAATCTTCTGTCTTGCCATCTTCGACGCTCCTTACATCTGCCCGAAACCGGGCTTGGGAAGGTTGAATTTGCTCGCTTCGCCCACTTTGTAGGCCTTCTGCTTACTCAACATCATAACCCCGCAGGGGTCCGGCTGCGCATCCCGCAGACGATACCGCTCGTCTTCCTGAGTCTTTTTGGCGGCATAATCAATAGCTTCCTGCGCGATTCTCCGCCTCTCCGCAAAGCCAACATCGCGGTCTTTGTGCCATTTCGCAATCAATTGCTCAACATTCTCAGGCTCATTGGGAAAAATGTACCGCTGGACATAGGTGCCATCGTAGGGATAAGGCTCATTCTGGATGGTCGTCACGCACTGTGGGGCCTGAAACTTGATGCGGTATTCCTCCGCCGTGCATCCTGTATGCTCGAATGCTGAAATCCAGGATTCCAAAACCCATTTGCCCTTTGCGCCCGGTCCGGTATAGACGCGCGCCAAGCGGTATTCCTCTTTCCCATCTGGCCAGCGACCGCCAATCAACCTCTTGACCGAATCCGCATAGACAATGCGCCACATAGGCGCGCCATGCGGATTCAAGCCATATTTCGCCATCGGAGTCGGATGGTGCATTACTTCGGCGCTGCCAACTTCTACGATCATGATTCCAGCGCCTCTTTCGCAAGCCGGTAAAGTGCAAGCAATTTGTCGTAGTTCTCGGCCTCAACAACATCGTAGTCGTACCAGCCTTCTCCGAAGTTGCATTCGCCGATAGTGCGCTTCACTTTTTCGGGATCAAATACTTCGTTTTCCATGGATTCCATCTTACTACGCGGCTCACCGGGTTGGATGAGCCGCGTTTTCAGGATTAATGGCCGAAGTAGCCCTTCGGGATTGTCACGTTGTTAATGAACGCATTGATACGCGGCATCCACGAGCCAATTTGCACGCCCAGGACCATCCAGAACATATTGGTGGTGGCTACGGAGCCGTCGGAAGCGTTCTGCCAGAAGGTTGTATTGCCATCAACCTCATACATATCCAGCTTCTTCGCTTCGAGGCGTCCCCACTGCTTGAGCGCGAAGAAGTCGATGACCCCTGGAATTGCGCGGGGATTGACAACCAACTCATATCCAGCCATGGCATCCGGCCCTTTTTCCGCCAGTACATCGGTGGAATTGCGCCGTCTGCCAGAGCCAATATCGTCGCGCTGGATCAGAAGAGCGTTGTTCTCCCACGCGGCCTGCATATCGACGTTGCAATGCACGATCAGATCGTTTTCGTCCGCGGCGTCAACACCTTTGGCAAGGATAATCTGCGCAAGCATGGCACGAACCGTCGCCGGAACCAAAGCTCCGTTCGCCGGAATATTGCGGGCGGAAAATTGATCAGGATAGGTCGAGCGCAGGATATTCATAAAGTTGCCTGTATTGCCGGCAACCTGATAATAGTTGCGCCCAAACAGGCTGGAATTTGCCACGCCAGCCGAACCGTTGACCAGCAGGAAGTTTCCTGCCACAACGCCGTTAGGAACCGGCCCAGTCAGCCAAAGAGTCGTATTGGTAGTGTCCACCGTCTGAATGGTGACAGTACCAAGGAATCCAGCGGCGCCAGTGTAAGCGGAATAGATGTCAATGGGCTGGCCCGAAGAGAAGAAGTTGGCATTGTTGACTACGAGGTAATTTGCCCCGACAGTCACAATCGTGTCTAGCGTTCCCGCGCCGTCTCCAGTGCAGAGAACCGCATCCATCATGCCCGCTAAGGTGCGGGTGACAGTCTCTTCGGTATAGGCGACATAATCCTTGATGGAACGGGAATCGCCCTCGGTTGCCCATTCGGACTGTGCAGTGTAGGCACCGCCCTGACGGAAGTAGACGCAAGACAACTGGCCATAGACTTCTTGCGGAGCATCGCCGACGCCGAGCGCACCTCCGTTGGGGTTGAACTGGCCAAATGCGGCCGTGGGAATCGGAGTGAAGGGAATACGGGAGGGGCGCGAGGAAACAGGCTTAATGTCCGTGCGGGCCTGTACGCGGCTCCAGAGTACGGCGGAAAGAAGGAATGTCTCTTCGAGCTTGTCGCGGAGATATTCCCTTTGAGACGCAATAGTGTTTGCATTGTTTCCAGCAGGCATAGCGATACACCTCAAATGAAATGAGTTGCTGTCGCCATTCCGCCGCTGGTCGATTGCTACGTTTTTTGGTAGGAGTCACGCTCTCCGGGCAATCTCGTTGCAAACTTCATGGTGATACGTTCAATTGTCGCCATTCACGCTCGGCTCAACCGTTTAAAGGGGCCGGTTTCCCTCATGCCTTGCGCTTCTGGTACTTACGGGTTCAGTTTACCACAACCTCATCGGCCTGTGGTCCCTTGTTGCCTTTAACCACAGCAAACGTCACAGTCTGGCCTTCCTTGAGTGTCTTGTAGCCGTCCATCCTGATTGCGGAATGGTGAACGAAAATCTGCTTTCCGCCGCCTTCGGGCTGAATGAACCCATAGCCGAGTTCGTTTTTGAACCAAACTACCGTGCCCTCAATTCGTCCGTCCACGTCCGTCTCCTATCGCTGGTACAACACTTTTGACCCGTCGCGCAGGATGAATTTTCCATCTCCACCCTTTTTCCCAGGAATCCGCGCGGTTGCCGGCCAGTTAATCGCGTTGTGGTCCGGTTTTGTCGCCATGCGCGTGAATCCGGTCGTCACTGTCGCCTGCTTGGCTGCGCCCGGTGCGGGTTTGGCGGCGGGTTTGGCGACTGTTCCAGTCTTGGCTCCGACTCCCGCCTTGCGGAACGCCTGTGCCATGGCGTCAGGAGCCTTCGACCTGATTGCAGCCTCCATGTGCTTGCGATAGCCGGTGCGATCTTTCGCCGCAAGAAATCTGTCTACCTTCGCCGTATGGCCGGGAATGGATTTGACCATTCGGTCAAGCGCGATCTCGTAAAGCTCTTGGATTACAGAGACTTTCTCGGCGGGTATTTTGCGTCCGGCTGCATTCTTGGCGAATTCAGATTCTGTGATCGAATCCTTCACCGCTGCCCTGTCTGTCGAGAATTCGCGGATGGTCAGCGCCTGCTCGCGCTGGTCAATATCCGAAGTCCCCGACGGATTCGATGGGGTTTTGGCTTCTGTCTTTGGCGGCGTCTTCGCGTAGCCATTGATTCGGTCCGCATAGGCCTGGAGAGAGTTGTAAATTTCGGCAACACCTTCCATGCCAGGTTTCGTCTTGCCGGGGTTCGCAGGATCTTCAATTTCGCGCCGGAAGAGTTTGAGAGCCAGCGGAATTTCTGCTGCCGCCATGTCCGCCGCGAAAACCTTGGAAACTTCATGGGTGTAGGATTCCGGCGCGACTTCGGAAAATTTGCTCATCACCATTGGCGCAATTTTGGTGAACGCCTCCGGATTCCCTGCCGCAATATCGTTGACAAATTCAGGTTTTGCCGCCTGAAAATCAGCGTCCAAATCCTTCCATTGGCCGAGTTCCTGCTTGACCTGCTGGACGGCTTCCGACCCGCCCTCCGCTTCATATTCCTCGATTCTCTGGAGAGCTTCCTTGACGCCGCCGGGAACTTTAGAAAGCAGCGCCTTGCGATCAAAAAGCGCGGCGCGTATCTCGCGCGCGAGGCGGGGATTTTCTGCCTTGATTTTATCCAGTTGTGCGCGCGCCGTCTCAGAGAGTTTGAGTTGGCCGTTGGCGTCAGAAATAACCGGCCCGGTATCGTCAGTGGTTTCTGTCTTGTCGGTAGACTGCCCAGAATCGTCAGTTGCGGTCGAATCCGTGCCTTCCGCGTTCGTTTCCGTTCCCAGGTCTACATCTTCAACTTCCGGTGCGTCCAAAAGGGCTTCATCTGGTGGCATATTTGACTTCTCCTTACATCGTTGGCGGAGCCGCCGGCGGTTGCGGCGCCGCGGCTGGCTTCGGTGGTGTTATGGCGCTCATCGCGGCCTGCTCTGCCTGAATCATAGCAGCGGCGCGCGCCAAATGCTCCTTCACGTGCAATTTTACATTCTCGACGCCCGCCACGTTCGGCATAGGCGTTCCATCGGCTCCGGGACGCCCCACATTGATTTCGCGCCATGCGGCCTCGGTCGATAACCAATCTTGGCCCGCCGGCCCTTCCCATTGATGGAAGTCAAGATCGTCAACTTCAATCGACGGCTTGAGCAAATCTTCCGGATACTGCTTGCCGTCTCCCAGATCAATCATCTTGGGAGGGGTTGGCACTGGCGGAGCGGGAATTTTCTGCTGTTGCGCCAGAAGAGCAACCTCGGCGTGCTGCTGGAGTGCTTGGGTTTGTTGCTGCTCGAATGCCTGCATATCTTCCGGGCTGGGCGGAATCGGAGAAGCCTGCAAAAGTTCCTCAATTTCCCGCATCTGCTTCTTTCCGGCTTCCGCTTCCATCAATTGAAGCTCCTTGAAACCGAAAATCTGCGTGATAATCTCCCAATTGTAGACATCTCCGAGAATTTGGGCCGAAATTTGCGGATTCTGCGCCGCAACCGTGATAAGTTGCTGCAAAAGCGCCCGTTTCGCCGATGTGGATTCCGGAAAGCTTGAATCTTCATCCGGAAAAGCTCCAAATTTTCCTTTCGTCAGCTTTTCCAGCTTCAAAACCTGCGTTTGTCCTTTTACGGGCACCAGAATCTGCTCTGCATGATCCGGATTCTTTGCAGCTTTCAGTGCGGCAAGGTAGTACATCCGCGCCATGATCGATTGAAGGCTGGACCATGGAATTCCTTTGACGCCCATCGCCTGATTCTTGGCCTGCGCGTAACCCGAGGCCGTTTTTTGGTCTTCCATGCTGGCACCGAATAGAGCTGGCGGCGTGCCCAGCACGAATTGCAAGAACGGCCCCGCAAGATATTCCATCAGACTGACAAGCGAGGCCGGAAGAACCAAATCAGGCTCGCGAAAGAAATCTTCCTCCAGTTTCATTCCCGCGCGGGCTTTTTTGAGGGCGAAAGCATAGGGTTCGGATCGCTGGTCCTGAATCGCATCGAATTCTTCATCCTCGGCCGAAATATAAGTGCGCGGCCAGCCTAAATCCTGCGCCTCCCTGAGCGAGTTCATAATGTCGTTGAAAAAATCCTGAATGACAATCGCGTCATCCATGATCGCTTCCCGCGCCATCCCGTCGCCTTCGTAGGGAAAGCCAACCACAAGCCCATCATCCATCGACTCTGCCCAGGATTCCGCGTATTGCTTGCCGATGAAAACCGTTTGAACGCCATTGGGGAACAACTGCTCAAGCTTCTCGCGCACCGTAAACGGCGTCCCGTCTTCTTTTTCATTGTCTTCCGGCTTATCCGCAGGAATCTTGTGCTCCTCATCGCCCGCAAATAACTCGTAGGGATCGTCGAACTTCTCATCAATGAAATTGCAGGGACGCAGATAGCAATTGGCTCTGACCGCCAGATGTGTCATTGCGTCGCCGATTTGGGCATATCGCCTGGTTCCCTGCAAGATGCCAAGTCGAGCGATGCGCTCATAGGCGTTTTCGCAGATGCCGGCCGCGTCTCCCTTGATTTTTCCCTCGATATGCGGGTATTGCATCTTCGCAGAATTGATCGTCGGGTCGTCATAAAGAATTACGGCATCCAGATCGTTCTGCGTCTTCGCGGTCAGTGGAGATACTCGGCTTGATAATGCGCTCCATACGTGCGCCGTCTCATTCTGCTTGGCCTCTCCATCTTCATTTTCTCCCCAAAGTTGCGCATTTGCTTCGGTATTGACTGAGACAATGGTCAGACCTGATTCGCAGAATTCCTGCACAATCTTGAGTTGGATAGCTTTGGCGTCATTGGAACGGTCGAAGAATTCGCGGTAGATTTCGGCTGTGTTTGCGGCCTCCAGATCCTCGGTTATCTGGGTCTTCGGGCGAAAGTCAATGCCTGGAGGATTCTGCGTCAGAACAGACTCGATTATCAGTTCAGTCGGTCGCACAACGTTATAGTCGCCGATATATTGCGGACACTCGATGAATCCCTGGCCGACCGCAATCGCCTCTCCCGCCACGCCAACCGTATACATTCCAGTCGAGTGATTCTCGTAAATATGCTGCAGTCCCTTGCGATAGTGCTTATTTCGGCTTACTCGCATGACGTGGCGGCGGCGGTCGTAAAGCTCTTTCGTCGCCAGCGATTCCAAGGCCACCTTCAGAGCGGTTTTCAGCTGCTCCGGGAGGTAGCAGTTGCGTTCTCCGTAAATGTGCGGCTCGTTCGGTTCCTCGATTTGCTCAGGATGGTCCTCAATGGACTGATCGCCGTCATTCGGCTTTGCAGGCTCTTCCCTTAGTGCGGCGCTGGTTGCCATCAGTTCACCTTATCCTGAATCGTTCTCAGAAAGTCAATCGCCTGCTGTTTCTCCATGCGGTCCAGCACGGCGGTGCCAGCCTCGGCGAATAACGGACAGCACATCTTTTCGTCCACAGGCGTGTTTTCTTCCCCGCAGTAAGGGCAGGTAATGAACGAGAGCAGTCCCGCGCGAACCTGGAGGATCTGGTCGCGGATGAAATCCAGTTTCTGCGGTCCCGTCATGGGCGCGGCTTGCATATTAGGCCTTCTTTCTGCGAGAGATCATGCTTCCTTCGCCGATCTCGGGATATTTGCGGTGTACCTTGGCGCGAATCTCTGCCTCTACTGGCTTGCCGGATGCGCGGGCAAGGGCATTTCTGGCGTGAGAGGGGTCTTGAATGGGGTAGGAACGATCCGGACCCGCAAATTCACTGCCGGGAAGACTATTGCGCTTTTTAGTTGTCAATAGGCTCATTTCTTTCTCCGCGCTGAAATCATGCTGCCCTTGCGCTCCGGCAGTTTCAATCCTTTGCTGGCTTCGTCCCACTCTTTTACGCCACTCGCCCCCAGAGCCTTCTTCCCCGAGGGCGAGTTAATCCAGCGTAATTGAGCAAGCGACTTAGCAGGCATTACCGCTCCTTAGTGTATCGGCAGGATGCTCAAGGAATCCAACTGGAATCCGCCGCTTGCGAATGCCGCCGCATTGATGACTTCCAGATCGAGCCATTGAACGCCGGTATCGGGAAGCGTGGAAACCACAGCTACATTCGTATCGGTCCAGACCGTAGCCGCCGCGCTTGCCGCTCCAGTATTCACGATGTCATAAGCGTGCGTCCAGGCGCTTGCTGTGGTAGCCCCCACCGCTGTAATGTCAACGGTAAAGCAGAACTGCGCAACCGCATTTCCGCTTGTCGCAGTTGAAGTCGCCGCAGTAGTTGTCGCCAACGCCACATCGGAATTGTTGTACTGGCCTTCCAGAAGCGCGAATTGCAACTGCGTTCCAGTTGTCGCATAAGTGAAGTGGCCCGAGCCGCAGACCCTGTACTCGCGGCCCACCTGCGCGAACAATGGCGCATTGATGGTGATGGCTGCAATGTGATAAGTAGCCGCAGCGGTGGAGGTAGCCGTGGGCTGCTCCAGAATCGTGACCGGAATCGGGCCGACAGCGCCGAAACTCTCGCTTGGCGCATATACGAACGCAGTTCGGTTCACAGTATCCGTCGCTCCGATAACGAGAGCCGATGTATTGACAGGATTGGCCGCGACCAGAGCCGCTGAGCTTGTCTGGCCGTAGGTTGTATTGGTGAGCGCGCAGGCGGGAATGACGCTTTCGAGCTTCGTCAGAGTGCAATTGGTCGAGGTCAATGGAACATAATACTCGTTTCCTGTACCCCCGCCATGCACTGTCATGTAGACGATGTAGCCTACCTGCCCGGCAGCCGCCGCAGGAGCGTTGACAGTAATGCTGGCGTTGGTCGAGGTTGCGGTAAGCGAACTGGCGACCTCCGAAGAAGCCTGCGAAACCTGCCCTTGAAGGTCAACATAGGCGGTTTTGAAGAAGTACGCTCCTGCCGTCAATGCGCCGCCGGCAGTGAGAGAACCGGTAGAAGCTGCCGCCGCCGCTGTCGTTGCCTGACTGGTGGCCGTAGGAACAAAATACCGCAAGCCAGGAGCGCCAGAATTGTCCAGAACGTAGACATTGGAGTATGGAACCGAAGCGGCAACGATCGCCTGAGTTCCGCCCAGCGCATACCACTGCGAATCGACCGCTACAATCCCGCCTACGCCGTAGGAATTAGCGTAATTGAGCGCCTCTTGCAATCCGTACGTTCCGGAAATCACCCTGTCGCCCGTCCCATGCGAATAGGTGAAATAGGCGGTGAAGGTGCAGGATTGATAAATCTGCGGCGTGGTGCAGCTTACGGCCGAAGGCGTCACCGTCTCCTGATTCGCTCCGCTGCCGATGGTGATCGGAGCGCTGATCGAAAGGGGCGCGATAACTGTTCCGTCGCCCAGCGTCACCGTGCCATACGCTACGCTGATTGTTGAGGTCGCAAGCGCCGGAGTCGGAGTATTCGGCGAATCTACTTGAAGGGCCGGAACCAACGTCCCGTTATTGCCATAGGCAAAGTTGTAGGCGCGAATCTCGCCCGCGAACTTGCTCTGAGAGTTTTGGGCGCACGCTGCTCCGACAAACCCGGTTACAGCGAACAGAATTGCGAGTGAGCGAAACAGCTTCATGTGATTCTCCTCAGTACAAACTCTGATTCTCTTCCGACTCAGGTCCGCCGTCTTCCTTTTCCTTGCCTTCCTGTTCCTCTTCGTCGAAGAATTTGCCCATGTGCGACTTGAGCGCTTCCAGATTCTCGTGATCGTGCGTGCCCTCTTCCGGCTCGTGCTTGCCGTCCTCATGGATGCCATGGGAACGGTAGGAATAGCCGTCATGCGACACGATCATGTGCTTGGACCCGGGTTCGGCGGTGTGGAGGGCCTCTGCCGCGGCGTGGTGATGGTCGCCCATTTCGCCGGTGTCCACATGTTCCGGGGCTTTCTCTTCCGGCTTGGATTCGGCGCGGGGATTGCGCAGACGCGACAGAGACTCAGCCATTGGCGGCCTCACCTTCACTTGAACCAGATTGTGTTGGTATCTCGGTCAACCCAGTCAATGGTTCCGAGGATGAGTCCGGCATAGGGTCCGGCGCTACCGCTGCGCTTCCCGGCACATGGTCATTCGGCGGCAATGCGCCTGCGTGATATGGCTGCGGCCCATCGTTGACATGCGGCTGCCCGAGAGTCGCGGCGCGCTCTGTCGCAGTATCATCAAGAGCTTTCTGCTGTTCAGGTGTCATGGTTGCTCCTCTTCTAACGTTGATTTTTCCAGCGCGGCCCGCGCCTGCATCCAGTTTACACGCTTTGGGACTGGCGGCTTCGGTTCTGTCTTCGTCTTTTCAGGTTCCTCCGTCAATTTATTTCGACATTCCAGCGCAATCTCTAAGGCCTTCCGCGCATCTTCTTCGACCGCTTCAACCCGTTTGCTTTGAGCCGTAAGCGCTTTAACTATGATGAGGTTCTCGTGCTCCAGGGCATTAAATCTCTTGTCATACCGTTTGCAGACGCCGTGGAACAGCCACCCGGTGAAAGCCCAAAGAACTGCCAGAACTATCGTACCGACCATCTTCCCCTCCGCTTTGGCTTGTTCCGCTCCCGCTCGTTGAACTTTCGCATAGCCATTGACAATTCCGTCATCTGCTCCGAAGTGGGCTGCGTTCCGGGCTCCACAATCGCCGCGGCGACCTCGGCTCTGCGCACTTCCGTTGGAACTTTGCTCGCGCCAAGCATATCCTGCAATCCGTAGCGAAGTTCATCCCCCACATCATCATACAGATGATCGGTTTTGAGGACATCCTCTCCGCCCTTATCTGAATCATACTCCAGAGATGGAATCGCGGCGATGGCTTCGGGACACATATCGGAGATGAACCAGGTATCGTCCTGGATCAGCGAGTGCATGAATCGCCAGCCGGGAACGCGGCTCCCCGGAGACATGTCCGCCTCTTGCGGATGCGGAAAAGTGTTTGCGCCCTGCCTAAGCAGTTCTGCCGGCGTATGTTGGCTGCTTTTCTTTCCGAACGCGTCTGCTGACAGAATCCACGCCTTGAGTTTTTGCGTGCCGTTCAGAGATTGAATCTTTCTTCCCAGCTCAATCTCGCTCTGGTCGTCATCCGCCAAAGTTGCAATATGTTCCCTTATAGTAAACACGCATTTGCGCGGCGCATCCCAATTTCTTCCAAGAAGTCGCGCCTGCGCTGGACTCACGAACCCGGCGGCGTGCCAATGCATCGGACTGGCGTGCTTATATCCCCAATCCTGGCTTACCCAGTGCGTCCACCACGATTGCACGATCTGCATCACAATCGCGTGCGGGATTTTACGTTCCGATTCCTCGAAGTTGATGAAATATTGGCCTTCGGGAACTTTCCAGTCCCCGTCCAGTAGTGCTTTCCGCTTCTTTTCCGGCAAACCTTCAAGCGATGCGCGATATTCTGGCCCGAGGTGCGGGTTATCAGAAAGCAGCGCCGGCACAAACTTGAACTCGTGCTTGATGTGCTGCAACTCTTTGGGAAACTTGGCGTCCGGCCATAACGCTTTGACCCATTGCAGGCCAATCCCGGTGGGATTCGTTGCGCCAAGAAAACAAGGTCGCGCAATCCCCGGCATACGCAGCCGGAACAGTACCAAATCCTCAAACACTTCGCGCTTGTTCTCAGTCAGCTCTTCAACGGCAATGTCGCAAAACTCGGCGGATTTATATGAATTAGGGTCTTGAAGGTTGCGAAGTGCGATGCGGCCGCCACCAAACTCCTCATTTAGAAAAAAGCATAATCCTTCTTTTTCGGTTCGGTGGGTCTTTCCGAGCCATTCTGGAAATTCACGCTCTATTTTGCTGATTTGGCGATCTTGCAGGGTTGGATAATCGATTGAAAACAGGCCAACTGTCAAACCTAAAATCCCTGTTTCCTCATACCGCTTCAGCAGTTGCCGAAGACACCACCAGCGCAGCAGATAGCTTTTGCCGCCGCCAGCCCCTCCACCATACAGTACGAATCGGTACTGATCAGTGAAAGCGATGCACTCTTCCTGCTTGGGAGTAGGCTTGAAGAGTTCATCGAAAAAATCTACTTCGACTACCTCGCCAGCCATGCGGTTCCAGCCGTGATCGCGCTTCCGCTCAGGTTCGCCAGCCGGTAATATCCCGCTGGACTGACATTAAACACGCTGGCATATGCAGCTTGAGCCACAGCAGCCTGGGTAAATTCGTTCATTACTTCGGTAAACGTCACATTATCTGGCGAAGTTTGCAGTGTGAGAGATTGTGCCGTCGAGTTGATGACTGTGAGATTGATAGCGCCGCCTCCAGGATCGGGCGTGAAGCATACAGACATTGTGGCTGCGTTATTTGCCAGGTTCTCACCGTTCAATACGGCCAACTTCTCGCCGGATGACAGCGTTGTCGGAGTTTGCACTGCGCCAAATTGCGGCATGAATCACCTCACCTATGAGTGTACATTTTCCAACACCAAAGACCCAACCCAAAAAGACAGCACTGGGCATGTGCTATCGAATCTTCACCACGCGCTTGACCGCGATCTCGCCAGAATGATTCAGATCCAGCTTATCGCCGAACTTCTTGGGAGCCAGCTTGGCCAGCAGCCATTTGCGCGATTCAATCCTCAACTTGCGGTGTTCCAGCATATCGCACATCTTTACTTCGCGCTCATCACCTTTGATTGTGATGATTTCGCCCATTTGCGGCGTGTCTGCGATTGGCTGGATTTCGTCCGCAAGTATCTGTAATTGCTCATCT